GATTAAACCATTGGGTGTCACAGGCCGCCAACGGGCCTAGATCCAAGTTGGCGTCGGAGCCGAGAGCCCGGGTACGTACAATCCCGGGACGTCAATGTTATGATAAGCTAAGCCAATGGATCCCCGTGTTTTGTTGACTAATCTTGTCACTTCCGCCGGCTGGCGTTTGGAAAAGACATTGACGGATTGTGGTACTTTCCAGTCTGGTAAGATTTGGATGCTTCACCTTCGGGTGAGCGCTCTTACCAATATGACGGGGGAGGACACAATAATGGTTGCACAGGGTGTGGGGATAGGTCGGACAATTGAAGCTGCTACGTTGGCTTGCACTCGTCAGATTTGCGGTTTCATCGGTTATATGTTTTATTCCGGTGATAGACGCATTGTGACGGCTGCTACCTTTGCTCGGTTCAAATCCAACCTGTTACGCGCCCTTTACGCTTTCACTCCAGCGCCCACACAGCCGCAGTATAGTTTTCCGATCACGATCCCGCCAGATTTTAATCAACGGGGTCCGGCTGTAGAAGGGACACCTGAATGCTCAGCATTAATGCGCTGGGTTGATGAAATGATAAGTCGTCCGGATGAGGCACACCCGGAGTGTCGTGTGACGCTGGGTTGTTCGGACGCGCGGCCTCCATATAAATCAGAACCTGATCTTGAAAGTGGGAAACCATTGTTTTATTTCTTGGTTCACGATTGGGCTGATAATGCTGTCTTGGGCTACCTGCCTGCTGGGGGCCCTATAAGGTTCTTCGCTCGTGATTCGGACGGATGGGAGAGGTCCATCTATTCCATCTGTGCCCTCGACAAACCGGGGGATGTGATCTACATTTCCTCCGGTCCAGGTTCGTATCGTGTCGTCTTCGTGAGGAACGAGGCGGGTTGGTATCGTGACTTGACTCAGGAGGGTGTAGAGCCCAATCCAGGGCCAAGGGAGCCGAACAGATATAAGGAAGCCAGGCTAACCGTCACATGTCCTGTATGTGACGGCCGTGCCAAGATGATCAACCGTCATCGCTTCTTGCGCATTGATTTTACGAACGAGAAGAATAATTTTAAGTTGACCATGCGCATATGTAATCAGGTTTACGTGGCTACAGTGAATTCCGTTTTGTTGAGTGAATCTCAACTTAAAGCGGCTTATGGCCATTGCAAGCGTCTGGGCCTCGGCGCTGCTGATCTGAAGCGATGTATGGAAAATCGGGAAGTGCTGAAACGTGCAGGCAAGAGATGCTGGACCGTTCAGGCACATTGGGTTGATGGTAGTGATGATAAGACCTGGGTCTATAAAAACTATGGTCGTCACGTTACGTGGTCGGGTGTAAACTACTTCGGTGTTCCCGAACAGGTCTACCGCCTGATTGAGAAACACATCAACCTTTGCCCCAGACCCGTTCTTGTACACCCCTCAGTGGGCCCAGGAGAACCGCTGATCGCATTCGTGAAAGGGTCGACGAGGAGACCTACGACCATCGAAGGTCTGTGTGATTGGTGGACATATGCTCATGAT